GTCTAGCTCTAATTGTTGCGATCATCATTTCCGTTGGTCGCGTTCCGCTCCACGTCCGCTCCAGCGTTTTCCTTTGCTGGGATTGGTGGGATTCGAGTCAGCAGGGCGTCTAGCTTTGTCATAGCGGCCTGGCTGCTGATTGCGAACGTGTTCATTTCGTTGAGAGCGCTTGCCGTCAGATCTCCTATCTGGCTTCGCGTCTCGACGACTGTCTTGAACAGCACTGGAACTTGGTCCAGCAACTGCTTGAGTGCTTGCATTTGAGGTTCCATCTTCCTGTTGTTGAATAGGACCGGCATGTACCTCACCGTCAAGTGTGACAGTGAGTTTCGGGTTCAACGGCACATTGGTGGTAAGGCGTGGCAGTCCACTGATTGGTCCTTCGTAAGCATCTAACATGGCGATGTGTTCAGTAAGCTCTGAGGCAGCAACTCCAAGATCTTGTGCTACCAAGCTAATCCAAACGTCAGATGAGTCCTGGGGCCATGGATGCGCTAAGTCATCCTGGTTGACTACCCAGTAAGGCACGTCAGTGGTGATGGTTGGGCCACATTTCGCGATGCTGTTGCGTTGATACGCACGACACCAGTTGGAGATGAACGGTGTTTGTCCATCAGTAACCAAGTAGGCTGTTGTTTTGGCCCAACCCACTTGATCAACTGGCGTTGTCCCATCCACACTTGTATGTAGTTTGAGCAAAGTGCGGAGTGGTGACTGCATCGATGCCGGTGAACTCCAGGCATCTGCAAAGACTCTTGAGAGGAACGAAACTGGCTGTCCCCGTTGTGCGCGATTGCAGACTCTAAGGTCAAACCCTAGGTCGCTAGCCGCTTGTGCGATTAGATCATCAGCTACGCTGCCCCCGCGTAGCCCGTCGTCACCGTATGCAAGACCAATGTGTTTGTAAGCATCCGCAGATGACATCCCACTCATCCTATTAGCTACGTAGGAAACGAATGCGTTACAAATCGAGTTTCCGTCTGTCGTGGTTGGCGATCCACTAAGACGGGAACAGTCGGGGTTGTACTTCAATCCCCCTTTGGTCGCAGCCTTGGGAGTTAGCTCATTCCCAAGGAGCAATGTGAGCTCGCTCTTCGCTAAGTTCGCAACCCATCGCTTGTAGACCGCGTGCTCGACGTTGGCACGGATCCAGCGTAAGAATGTCCCATCAAACCGACCATAGTCAGTTTCTACTAACTCATCGTTGTCAGCCGCAAGATTTTGCACGGCTTCGGAGATTTCCTGTGGCGTACGACATGGCATGTACCACGCCTGTCGCTTCAGGACGTCTTCCTTGAAAGCGTAAGTGTAGCTGGACAACCGAATGTTGTGGTTGTGCGGAACCGTTGAAATGTTCCTGGGATCATTGGGTGCGTTGTAAGCTTCGCGTTTCTGGAACGCGCTCACTCGCATGTTGTAATCATTGTGCATACGGCCCTGTTCATTCCTAGCGCGCTGCAGTGGTTTCTGTTGGCGTTCCTCGACGTAAGACATTGGGTAAGGGTAGCCGAGGCCAACCTCTCCAACCATCAAGGCAACAAAGTCTGCAGCCCACCGGTAATGTTTAGGTGTAATCTTTTCGCGCTTCTTCGCCGCGCGCTGTGGTTCATCGAGACGACCGCGAATGGTTGCCTTTTCGTTTGACAAGCTTTCAGTTGGGAAAACTGCTGTCTGGGTCAGGGCGCCAGGAGCATACTCAATTGCATACTCCTTGCCCTGCTCAAGTGCAGAAACTTCATCTATTCCAACAGCCTGATAGTGACGCGCCAATTGGCCTGGTTTGTGCACCTCGTCAGCAACTGTTGACACGTTGCTGGAGATGTAATAATGCAGGAGTGCTGCCTGCATGTCACTAAGCTTGCTTCTACGAACGGTGTCAGACAGGTTCGCAGTCTTCGTCTGTACGTGGGCGACGATGAGACTTTCAACGTCAGCGAGGGGTGCTGAAAGTGACGCCAACTGGCCTTCTAGGCCTAGGGACAGCATTGGTCCATCCCTGGAAATGTG